TGGCATCGCACCGCGGGAAAGAATCACGAATCTCAAAAACCCGTTTTATCCGTTGATGAAAAACCTACACCCAGCAATGGCGCTCAGCCGGCCCGAGCTAGCCGAGTACATTAAGCAGCGCGACGCGTCCATCATCGAGGCGTTCAAGTCCAACCCAACCCCGACCGCCACGGTCAAGGCCATGGGCAACTTGTACAGTCGTGAAGTTGTCCGCAGGGTCGCAACCCGCGCCGGACTTTGGAACGCAACAGTCAGGGAGTCCGGCAGGATTAGCAGGCTCAAGGCCATCAAGAGGAGCAATGACTTTTTTAACAGGACTAGCCGCCTTTACCTGGCCGAGACAGACTTCCAAGTATTCTTAGCCGACAGCCTTAGAGAGCTCGGCGTTTCCTTCGAGGCAGAAGTTCAAGTCCCGGGCTTCCAGGGCAGGGCTGACTTTGTCGGAGAAGACTTTGTGATCGAGGCCAAGAACACCGTTTGCAACGACGACATTTGTCGGGGCCTCGGACAATGCATCGTCTATCGCGCCTGCTTCACTGGCAAGAGAGTCGCCCTCGTATACCCTGACGACATAGATCACCGTCACTCTTTCTCAAGCATCTTTGCCAATAACGGTATTTCCATAATGCCTGTTTCTCACCTCGCAAAATGGTTGCTCTGAAGGACATCGCCAAAGCCCTCGGCGTGACGCCCCAGCGCGTGACGGCCTTGGTGCGCCAGGGTATGCCTACCGGCTCAATCGAGGAGGCTGTGGCTTGGCGCGAGGAAAGGAAGACTGGAACCTCGGCGCCTCTCCCTAGCCGGCTGGACTCGCTCGACGACGGCACCTTGGCCTCGACGATTGGCCGGCACCGTCAGCTCGTGGCCACGGCGCAGGGGGTTTGGGAGTCCGCGATGGCCGGCGGCGACCCCAACCAGGGGAAGTACCAGACGGCCTACAACCAATCGCTGAAAACGCTGATCGCCCTCGAGGAGGAGCAGGAGCGCCGGGCGGTGAACGCGAAGGACTTCATCAAGCGGGAGGTGGCCGAGGCTACGGTGCGGGAGTTCGCGGCCGAGGTGTTGACGCGGCTCGACAAGGTCGCGCTGGAGGTGGCCGAGAAGGCGAACCCCGACAACCCTGCCGTCGCGGCCAAGGCGCTGGAGGCTTGGGTTCGTTCCGTTCGTCTAGACCTTTCCCGCGATGCGTAGAAAGAAGCCGGCTAAAGTACGCAAGCCGATGCCGCCTCCGAGCAAGCGGCACAAGGACAAGCGCGACAAGTCCTACCGCGTCGAGCTGGACAAACTCTATAACGATTACCTAGCCAATCCCGACAACTGGAGGCCGTACCGATGAGCGACGCTGACTTGCTGCGGCTGGGCCGCTCGATGCTCGCGCCGTCCGACTCGGGCGACGTGGTCGAATGGTGCCAGGACAACATCCTGTCCATCCCCGACTCGCCGATGCCGGGGCCGTTCCGGGCGGAGAGGACGCCGTGGATAGGGGAGGCGCTGCGGATCTGCGTCGACCCCGAGGTGCGGCTTGTGACTGTCCTCGCCAGCATCCAAAGCGGCAAGACCTTGCTGGCCCGTTTGCTTTCGTGCCACATCGCGGGACGCGCTCCCGGCCCGACGCTCATCCTCCAGGACAACGACCAGAACGCTCGCGACTTCAACCTCACGGCCCTGCGTCCCTTATGGGACAACTGCCCCGCGGTGAAGGAGCGTCTTGTGCCGGAGATGGACAGGGCCTCGACGATACAGTTCCAAGGGATGACGGCCTGGGTGCTCGGCGCCCACAACGAGAAGAACCTCCAGCGGCGGGCAATCCGATGGCTCATCGGCGACGAGTGTTGGCTCTGGCCGAAGGGCAACATGGGCGAGGCGTCGGCGCGAGTGACGGCGTTCGGCTGGATGGGCAAGCGGCTGTTCATGTCGCAGGGCGGCATCGTCGGCGACGACTTCGACGTGTTGCACCGCTCGACCGACCAGCGTGACTGGAACTTCCGTTGCCCGAAGTGCGACCATCTCCAGCCGTGGCTCTGGGAGCAGATCCGCTTCCCCGAGTCGGCGAAGACCTCGACAGGCTGGGACAAGCTGAAGGTCTCGGCCGGCACGACCTACGAGTGCGGCAAGTGCGGCGAGCGGCTGGTCGACTCGGCTGGGACGCGGACGGCGTGCAACGCCCGGGGCGAGTTTGTCTCGACGGCGCCGGCTACGCGATCGGGCTACGTCGGCCTGCATTGGAACAGCCTCGCCTCGATGTCCTGGGGCGACCTGGGCGTGATGATGCTCGAGGCCAGCGAGGCCGCGGACATCTACGGCGACGAGAGCCCGCGTCGCATCTTCAAGCAGAAGCGGCTGGCGATGCCTTGGGCGGAGGAGGGCGGTGCGATGGTGGCCGACGCGAAGGCGAGCGACTACAAGTTGGCCGACCCTTGGGACGAGGAGGCCAGGCTAAACAACGAGGGCAAGCTGACGAAGGACGAGAAGGGCATCAAGTTCCGCACGATGGGTGTCGACGTCCAGCGAGGACATTTCTGGGCGGTGATACGCTCCTGGGGCGAGAAGGGGCAAAGCCGCCTGCGCTGGTTCGGGAGGGTTGAGACTTGGCAGGAGCTCGACGCCCTGACTGTACAGTATTCTGTACATCCCGGCCTTGTGCTCGTCGACTCGGGCGACCAGACGCAGGTCGTCTACGCCGAGTGTGCCAAGCGCAACTGGAAGGTCGCCAAGGGCTCGGGGCAGGAGGACTTCGCCATAGGCGCGAACAAGCGCCGCTTCTACTCCGTCACGCAGGCCGTCCTTGTTCCTGGGCAGCGGAACCGCGCCCGCCTTATCTCTTATTCCAACCTTGCGCTGAAGGACATCCTGCACGGCCTCCGGGTGCGCCGCCTGCACACCTTCGGGGCGGACGCGCCCATCGACTACACGACGCAGATGGACGCCGAGGTGCGCGTCAAGGACAGGCGGACGGGGAAGCCGATGTGGATCCTGCCGCAAGGGAAGAAGGACAATCACGCGCTGGACTGCGAATGTCTGGCGGCCCTGCTGGCAATCCGCTGGGGGCTGGTCGGTTCGCAGGCCGGCGAGGCCGCGTCGGAGATTGTCGCCGTTGACTCGCCGCAATAATCCCTTTCGATGTCCTGCAAGGTTCCCCTCTGGTTGGTGCGCGTGGCTGGCAGGCTGGCAATCGGGGCCAGAGGGGAGCCCCCGCTTTGACGGGGACGCAACTTTAGAGACCAATGGCTACCGCGTCCGGCATCTTCATCGGCTTGTCCGAGTCCGACATCCTCGCAATCCGCGACAAGGCCGTCGCCATGTTGAAGGAGGGCAAGACCATCATGAGCTACTCCGACACGGGGACGAACGTGAACAAGCAGTTCGTGATGCCCGTCCGCGAGGTCTTGGCCGAGTGCAAGATGGCGCTCCAGCAGCTCGACCCCGCGACCTACGGCTCCCGCGTGACCGTCATCCGCACCGACTGGAGGCAGTTCGACGGCTTCTGATTTATGCCCCGCAAGCCCGCAATCAAGGTTCCCGTCCCGAAGGCCAAGGCCGCTAAGGCCCCGAAGGCCCAGGGCTACAACGGCGGCAACGGCGCCGGCTACGAGTCGACTCGGTTCACGGGTCGCCGCTCGTTCCTTTGGCTGTCCCCGGCGCAAGACCAGCGGCGCGACCTGACCCCTGCGAAGCGCGGGGAGATGCTGCGGAAGCTCCGCTGGGGCGAGCGCAACTCGGGGATGGTTCGCCAGATCGTCGGCGACCTCGTCCTCTATTCGGTGGGCGACGGCTTCCGGGCGCAGGCCCACACGGCCGACGCGGCTTGGAACGCAACAGCCGAGGCTTACTTCAAGGACTGGTCTCGCCGCTGCGACATCACGGGCCGCTTTTCCTTCGACGACGTGCTCCGCATCGCCGAGCGCCGCTGGGTCTTGGACGGTGATTTCTTCCTCGCCAAGGTTCGCAACGGCTCGGGCGAGGCGAAGTTGCAGGGCATCGAGGCGCACCGCGTCGGCGACCCCGACGGGCAGGTGCCTGATAGGATGCACGACGGCGTGCTCTTCGGGGCCTTCGGCGAGGTGGTCGGCTTCAACATCTACCGAAGCGACGGCTCGTCCCGCGTCATCCTGGCGAACTCGATGATGCAGGTCTACGACCCTGAGTTCATCTCGGGCGCCCGCGGCCTGCCTCTCCTCCAGCATTCGCTTAACGACATCCAGGACGAGATGGAAATCCTCGCCCTTGAGAAGTCGGCGGTGAAGGACGCCGCCGAGATTACCCGCGTCCTCAAGAAGAACGGCGGCGAGTTCGGCCCCGACCTTGCCTCCGAGCTGGCGAGCAACCCGCAGGCCGGGGACGCCTTGGGCGTCGGTCTGGGCGGCAAGTTCATCGCCCTTGAGCCCGGGGAGGACTTGGTCTCGTTCCAGTCGAACCGCCCCTCGCCGACCTTCAACGGTTTCCTAGAGGCCATCCAGCGGGACATCGCCCGCGGCATCCTGCCTTACGAGTTCACGAACGACCCCTCCAAGATTGGTGGCGCGGTGGTTCGCTTGGTGGTCGCCAAGATGGATCGGGTCGCCTCGCGGCATCAGCAAATCCTCATCGACCAAATCTGCAACCCGACCTGGGGCTACGTCATCGGCGACGCCATCGCCCGCGGCGAGTTGCCCGACATCGACGGCTGGCAGAAGGCGTCCTGGACGACCCCGAAGCGCGTCACCGTGGACGCCGGCAGGGAAGCCGCGAACGACCGCGCCGACATCGAGATGGGCCTCATGTCCATGTCCGAACTCTACTCGCAGCGCGGGATGGACTTCCGCGAGGAGATGGAGAAGCGGGCCGCCGACATGGCGTTCATCCGCGACCTCGCCGCCCGCAACGGGATACCCTTCGAGCTGCTCTTCAAGCAGACAAACACCCCTCCCGGCACCGTCTCGGCGGCGTCGACAACCCCCACCCCTTAATAATCATGCGCTTCCTCACAAACGCCCTGAAGGGCCGCGAGCCCCTACTCATCGACCCGTCCCGAGCCGCCGATCACGCCGAGGCCGCGGCCAAGGCCGGCGCGCTGGAGGACACGCTCAAGATGGTCTTCGGCTCGAAGCCCGAGGCTTACAAGGCCGGCCGAGTCGGCGTCATCCCGCTTAAGGGCGTCATTGGCAAGGGGCTGTCCCGCCTCGAGGCTTTGACCGGCGGGGCTGACGTTGACGAGTTCACCTCGGCCCTCGAGATGATGGAGGAAGACCCCGAGGTCTCGGTCATCGTGGTCGACATCTCGTCCCCTGGCGGGACTGTCACGGGTGTCGAGGAGGCCGCAGCGGCCCTCGCCCAGTCGAGCAAGCCCACGGTCGCCTTCACTGCCACCGAGGCCGCGTCCGCCGCCTACTGGATCGGCGCCTCGGCCGACCGCTTTGTCGCCACCCCTTCGTCCACCGTCGGCTCGGTCGGCGTCTACATGGCTATCCCTGATTACTCCAAGGCTTTCGACATGGCCGGGGTTCGGATGGACGTCATCAAGTCCGGCACCCTCAAGGGCGCTGGCATCCCCGGCACCTCCCTCTCGGACGCCCAGCGCGCCGACCTACAGGAGCAGGTCAACGCCATCCACGCCGAGTTCCGCGCCTCCGTCCGCAGCAAGCGCCGGATGGTCGCCGACGCCGACATGGAGGGGCAGGTCTTCTCCGGCCGGCAGGCCGCTGGCAAGGGTCTTGTGACCGGCCTTGGCACCAGCCTCGCCGCCCTCGTCGCCGAGCTGAACGGCTGATGGCTGTCGACGTTCCCAAGTTCATTTCGGACAACGCCCGCCGCGGCCTCGACTACAACCGCGAGGGCAAGGGCGGGGAGGGGCTGACCGACAAGACCCTCCGCGAGGCCCGCGAGATGGCCGACGGCAGCGTCTCCGAGGACAAGGTGCGGCGGATGGGGCCGTGGTTCGCACGTCACCGCGTGGACATGGACGCCCCCGCGAACGACCCCGACAGCGAGGACTTCCCCGGCAAGGGCGCGGTGGCCTGGCTAATCTGGGGCGGCTCGACCTCCGGCGACATCATGGACGCGGCGAAGTGGGCGGAGCGCACCGTCGATCGGCTTGACCGCGAGCGCGAGGAGTCCGCGAAACTTGACACTGCTCCCAAGGGTAGAAACAAAATGGACACCATCGAAGCCCGTCTCGCCGCCGCCCTTGAGGGCGTCTCGGCCAAGGATGCCGAAGTCGCCGAAGCCCGCGCCCACGCGGAGAGCGTCGTCGCCCTCAACCTCGAGCTGACCGAGAAGCTGAAGGTCGCCGAGGACAAGCTCGCCGCCATCGAGGCCGAGAAGGTTGCCCTCGCCGCCAAGGTCGAAGCCGCCGCCGAGACCGCCGTGACCGCCTCCGAGGAAG